TACTAAAAAATACGGAGTACCAAATGAAACTGGTGCTGGTTACTTAGTGACTTTAAATCTTCCATATCCAATGAGATTGGCATGGGATACTGATGAGACAGTCACTAGGATGAGATGTCATAAGCTTGTAGCTCCTAAGTTTGAAGCTGTATTTAAAGAACTTTTAACTACCTATGGTTTACCTAGAATAAAAGAACTAGGTATTGATTTGTTTGGTGGTTGCTTTAATTACCGTAAGATGCGTGGAGGTTCTGCATGGAGTAAGCATTCATGGGGAATAGCTATTGACTTAGATCCTGCTAGAAATACGTTGAAAGAAACAAGTAAGACTGCAAGATTTGCAAGACCTGAGTATAAAGCTATGATAGATGTATTCTATAAACATGGGTTCATATCTTTAGGTAGAGAAAAGAATTATGATTGGATGCATTTTGAGATAGGGTCATGAAAATAAGAAATAACTGGGGAAATGCTAATAAGCAGTGGGACAAAATAATGATAAGACTAAGATTATCTAGTATAGATATATTTACTTTAGAGTTAGATATATCTAGAGAGTTTTATCTTATTACTATATTAAACTTTACACTTAAAAATAGATAACTATGAAAACAACTAAATTAAAACCTATTAAAAAAATGGCTGTTGGAGGTGTTACAGCTGATGAATGTGCTGCTAAACCTAAAAAACCTGGATGTAGAAAAGTATTTAAATCTACAAGTAAATCATCTGAAACAAAAGGTGGTATCTTAGGTACACTATTAGGTGCTGCTGCTGGTCTTGGAGGTTATGCTGCTTATAAAAAACTTAGAGAACAAAAGAAAGGTGGGACTGTAAAATCTAAACTAATTAAAAAAGAAGATGGTGGTTCTACAACCAAATCATTTAAAAATCCTATTACTGGAAGAACAAGAGTAACTGAAGGTTGGAAAGAAAATAAAGATGCACCACGTGAAACATATACTAAAAAAATAGACGTCTATGGTAAAGATGCTAATAAAATAAAAACAATTAACAAATCACAAGAACTAACATCTAAATCTAAATATGCTGATGATGGTAAATTTTTTACCCCGGGTAAAAAAAATTGGAGTTTCAAGAAAAACGTTACTAAATACAATAAAAAAGGTTAAGTAACTCATACAGTATATACTAATCCAGGTATGTAGTATGCCTGGATTTTTTTGTTTAAATATATCTAGTTTAAACTTTTATTGTATATTTGTTTAAACTTTAATTTAAAAACCAATGGAAAACCAACATCCTGAAGAAGATTTAACTGTAGAACAGTTAGCAGAAAGAAAACAACAAATGCTAGAATTTTATTTAGATTCTATTGAATATCTTAAAGCTCAATTAGAACATGAAAAGTTACTTGCTGAAATTAATGAACAAAGATTTAAAAAAGCACAGTATCAAGTTCAGTATGCAATGTTATTGCAAGGTCCTCCACAAGATGAACCTGAACTAGATGAAGAAGAGGAGCAAAAACCTAAAGAAAGAAAATTAAGAAAGCAGTAATTATGGCTTTAGTCAATCAAGTCCAGAAGCGTGTAAAAATGCCTAAATGGGATATTGTAAAATTTCAGATACTTACTCACTGTTATATTAATCATATTTCAGTGAGTGAATCTGATTTAGATTGTTTGACTTTGCTTAGTTTTAATGCTCCAATAGAATTAACAAACTTTTGTTATGATGCTTCTTCAGAAGAAGAGTGGATTTTTAAATCCCCACAAACTGTTAGAAATTGCATAAATAAAGCTGAGAAAAATAATCTGGTAGTAAAAGACTCTACTAATAAAAAGATTATAATGATTAATCCTGATTTAAAAATTCAGACTGAAGGTACTATATTATTAGATTATAAATTTTTAGGTCAAAATGATACCCAAGAAGCACAGTAGTATTTACAAACAAGTTTCTGAAGATTTAAGTCAAGATGAATTATTAGTTGAACAATTAGTAGAATTTTATTATAAACAGATAAGATCCTCATTAAGTGATTTAAAAGAACCTAGAATTAATGTAGAAGGTCTAGGGCATTTTGTAATAAAACAAGCAAAAGTAAAAAAAGCAATACCCCATTACAAAAATTTAATTAGTAATCATTCCACTGAAACATTTAGAGCTTATCATAAAAAAGCTCTCCTAGAAAAAAAATTAGATCAGTTAATTGAAATAGAAAAAAAACTTGTTTTAGAAGAAGAAAGAAAAAATAAATTTAAAGATGAAAAATACACTGAAAATAATTTGGCAGAACCGGAAACAGATTCTGGAGGGAATAACTAATACTGTTATCAGAGATGAAACAGTAGAAGAAATAGCAAGACTTAGATATTCTATTTGTGATGAATGTGAACACAAAGGTAGGAAGTGTGCTGTAAAAGGTACAGCTCCTTGTTGTAATGAATGTGGATGTTCACTAAATTTTAAAACTAGATCTTTATCTTCAGATTGTCCATTAGGTAAATGGGATGCTATTGCTACAGAAGATGAAGAAGATGCATTAGATAACCTTAAAGATTAATGTTATGATTGTATTTAATGCAGATGATCATAGCTACAAAAGTCTTGATGACAGTAGTATTGATTGGATAAGTGTAACAACACTTGTTTCCCATTTTAAAAAACCTTTTGATGCTAAGAAAGTAGCAGAAAAAGTAAGTAAGAGTAAGAAGTCTAAATGGTCAGGAATAGATCCAAAAATTATTCAGGAGATATGGAATAATGAATCTACTAGATCAATAACTCTTGGTACATGGTATCACAACCAAAGAGAAAGTGATTTATGTTCTTTAGCTTCAATAGAAAGAGAAGGAGTAACAGTTCCTGTATTTAAACCTTCTGAAGTTAGAGAAGGTGTAAAACTTGCTCCAAGTCAAAAACTAGAACCAGGCGTGTATCCAGAACATATGGTCTATTTAAGATCAGCAGGAATCTGTGGTCAATCAGACTTAGTTGAAGTAGTCAATGGTAAAGTAAATATCATTGACTACAAGACTAATAAAGAAATAAAGAAAGAATCTTATGTAGACTGGGATGGTAAATCTGAAAAAATGACACCTCCTGTAGATAGTCTTGATGATTGTAATTTTTATCATTATGCATTACAGCTTAGTATTTATATGTATATTATACTTAAGCATAATCCAAAATTAAAGCCGGGAAGAATATTTATACATCATATTGCTTTTGAAGTAGAAAAAGAAGATAACTGGGGATATCCTATAAGTAAGTTAGATGAAAACGGGGAACCAATTGTAAAAGAAGTTATACCAATTTCAGTACCTTATTTAGTAGATGAAGTATTAGCAATTATTCACTACCTTAGTGATAACAGACATAAAATTAAAAAGAAATGATTTTAACTAAACTGTTTGATGTACAGAATGGAGTAGTAATACCTACTGAACATTGCTATACATTAAAAGCTCTTAAAGATGTAATGGATGAATATCCGGATGAATACCTTAAAGTATACATGTATTTATTCTACATGTGCTGTCCAAATCCTGATTTAAATCCTTTTTTCTTTACTCCAGATGTAGATAAAGAATCTTTAGTACTACAACAGATTGGAGCAGAGTTCTCTACTGAAGATGAAACAATCTTTATAGCTCTTAAGTTTTGTGAAAAAATGTATGAAACTCCTACATCCAGAGCATATAAAGGTATTGCATCTATGTTAGATAGATTAGCAAGATATATGGAGGTTACAACAATTACTGCCGGTAGAGATGGAAATATAAATTCATTAATTGCTGCGGCTAAAAACTATGAAGCAATTAGAGCATCTTTTAAAGGTGCATATAAAGATCTTCAGGAAGAACAATCTAGTAGAGTACGCGGAGGAATTGGTACAGCATATGATCAGTAATTATGAGTGAAATTTATCAAGACATACCAACTTATGAAAACGGAGAATGGACAACTACAACCTTTGAATCCAGAGAGCAGTTCAGTAACTTTATTTTTGGAGTATTCAAAGAACCAGGTAAGTATGAGTTTAATGAACTTACAAACCAAGTATTTATATCAGAGTCAACCAAATTTAAAAAAGATGGGGTATACTGTACAGCTCCCTTCAAATCAAGAGACTTTATAAATTATTGGGATGACCAAAAAGCTAAATGTAGAAAAGGTATAATTATAAAGGATAAAGATACTACTTGGTTTCTTGCAAGAGAATACTATATGTGGTTAAATTTCTTACCAATCTTTGACAAGGAACAACAAAAGTTTGACTTTGCTAAAATTAGAGATGCCCAATATCACATGGCTCTTTATGAATTACTAGCAGAACTAAATTATAAACACTCTGCTATTTTAAAGAAACGTCAGATAGCATCTTCATACTACCATATGGGTAAGCTTATAAACCAACAATGGTTTGAGCCCGGAGTTACTTTAAAAATAGGTGCCAGTCTTAAAGATTATATTAATGAAAAAGGATCTTGGAAATTTTTAGATGAATATGCGGCATTCTTAAATGAACATACTGCATGGTACCGCCCAATGAATCCACAAAAAGTAATGATGTGGCAACAGAAGATTGAGGTAAGAAAAGGAGATAGAAAAACAGAAGTTGGTCTCAAAGGCACTATTCAAGGTATGTCATTTGAGAAAGATCCTACAAATGGTGTAGGGGGTCCGGTTAAATACTTCTTTCATGAAGAGGCTGGGATTGCACCTAAGATGGATCAGACATATGAGTATATGAGACCTGCAATGAGATCAGGTTTAATTACTACAGGTATGTTCATAGCAGCTGGATCTGTGGGTGACTTATCTCAATGTAATCCGCTTAGGGATATGATTTTAAACCCTTTATCAAAAGATGTATATGCTGTAGAAACAAATCTTTTAGATGAAAAAGGTACTATAGGTGTGTCAGGTTTATTTATTCCTGAACAATGGTCTATGCCCCCTTATATAGATTCTTATGGTAATTCACTTGTAGAAGAAGCATTAGAAGCTTTAGAGAAACAATTTGAACAGTGGAAAAAAGAATTAAGTCCTGAAGACTACCAGTTAAGAATATCCCAGCATCCAAGAAATATTAAAGAAGCTTTTGATCATAGATCTGTATCTGTTTTCCCTACACATTTAGTAGCTGCACAAGAAAGAAGAATTTTAGATAAAGAATATGCATATGAATTCTTGGATATCATGACAGATGAAAATGGAAAACCCATAGTTAAAGAAACTAATAAAAGACCTATTATGGAGTTTCCTATTTCTAAAAAAACAGAGGATAAAACAGGTGTACTTGTTGTATGGGAAAGACCTATTAAAGATCCTGTTTTTGGACAGTATTATGCATCTATTGACCCGGTGTCTGAAGGCAAGACAACTACCTCAGAATCACTGTGTTCAATATATGTAATGAAAGCTCCTGTTGAAGTAACTAAAGTTTCAGGCACAGAAACAGAAACTTATATAGAACAAGATAAAATTGTGGCGGCATGGTGTGGTAGATTTGATGACATTAATAAAACCCATCAGAAATTAGAACTTATTATAGAATGGTATAATGCATGGACAGTGATAGAAAATAACATATCTCTTTTTATACAGTATATGATATCTAGAAAAAAACAAAAATATCTAGTGCCAAAGAGTCAAATACTTTTTCTAAAAGATCTAGGAGCTAATGCTAATGTGTTCCAGGAATACGGCTGGAAAAATACAGGTACTCTTTTTAAAGCTCACCTTCTTAGTTATGCTATAGAATATACTAAAGAGGAATTAGATGTTGAAACAAAAACAGATGGTACTATTGTTAGAACTAAGTATGGTATTGAACGTATACCAGACCCCATGTTACTTAAAGAAATGAGAGAATATGCTGAAGGAGTAAACGTGGATAGGCTAGTTTCATTTTGTGCTTTAGTTGCATTTATGAAAATACAACAGTCAAATAGAGGATATTCTAAAAGAACAATAATGGATGATGCAGCTAAAAACTTGCAAAAGTCAGAAAATTTTTTTAAATTAAATAATAGTCCGTTCCGGCATATGGGTAAATCTTATTATAAAGGAATGCAAGGAGTTAAAAGATCTCCTTTTAAAAATTTTAAATAAAAGTTATGCAGGTATATAACGCAATGCAACTAAAAAAAGGAGCTAAGGTAGAACAAAACCGCATGGGTAGTATTACACAACCTTTGCAGTTTGTCCCAAAAATTGATAAAAATGAAGAGTGGGCAGCTTGGAATTTAGACTGGTTAGAATGGAATGGTCTAAAACAAATAAGAAGAAATGCAAGAAGATTGCTTAAAAACTATAAACTTGCAAAAGGTATTATAGATAAAACAGACTATATTGTTGAAGAAGATAATGAGTATAGAGATATTGTAGAGATTCTTACTAAAGAAGATGCTTCTGCACTTGAGCTTAAGTTTTACCCTATAGTTCCAAATGTAATTAATGTTCTAGTAGCTGAATTTGCCAAAAGATCAACTAAACTTACATACCGTGCTGTTGATGAATTCTCATATAATGAGATGCTTGAACAAAAACAAAAGATGGTTGAAGAAACTCTAATGGCAGATGCTCAAGTAAAACTTACTGCAGCTTTATTAGAACAAGGTTTAGATTTAGCATCACCAGAGGCTCAAGAACAACTTAATCCAGAAAAACTAAAAACTCTTCCTGAAATAGAACAATTCTTTAAGAAAGATTATAGATCTATGATTGAAGAATGGGCTACACATCAACATAAAGTAGATGTTGAAAGATTTAGAATGGATGAGTTAGAAGAAAGAGGTTTCCGTGATATGTTAATTACAGATAGAGAATTCTGGCATTTTCATA